CAGTATCTAAATCACAAACCTGTTTAGTTCCATCTCCGTTATCTTCTTCGGAATATCTAACTGATTTTCCAAGATAGTTGTCTAATGCCGTTTTTAAATTCATATAATTATTTTATATATAAATATATCGATATTTAGTTAAATTAATTATATTCCATAGTAAATGGGAATGCCAAATATACATCACGTATTACATCGTTAGGGTTGTTCGTAATATTAAATTTAACATATTTGTCCTTAGATTTTGCAATTAACATAATTTGATTATAAATTATGGTTGAAGTTGTAATTAGCGGTTCATTTAACTCAGTTTCCATTTTTATTTCATCTATAACATCAGTTTCTGTTATTCTGAATGTTTGTTTGTTAGGACTCACATAATCGTATTGGAATTCTGTATTTGTTTGTTGGTTTAAAACAGTCTCAACTATTGTGTTATTAGGACCGACACTACGTTTAACAATTTGGTAATTCCATGTTATAAGTCCTGGAATAATGTCCCAACCGCCAGCAGAAGGATTAACATCTACCGTTAGAAGTGTTGCACCTCCAGCTAAATTATAAATTGTGTCCGAAGTTAAAGGTAATGGACCTGTTTGTTGAGGTTGTGTATTAACATTAGGTGGTAATCCCGGTGGTGTTGATGGTGTTGATGGCATTAATTGTTCGGGATTATATGTAAACGCACTAAGACTTATCCCATCACCATTTAATCCTTTAACAATTATTGGTTGTTGTTGAAGAATTGGAGTATTACTAAAAGGAACAACAACACTAATATTAAATTTATTAATAATTGTTATATTATTTGTTGTCGTCACATTGTTAATTGTGACTGCGGTAACTTGGTCTAAATTATCACCAATAATAGTTAAAATAGTCCCACTAATACCAGTCAATGGTGAAAATGTATTTATCGTTGGAGGTGCACAAGTAACACTCACGCTAATTGTATTTAAATTATTAGGTGGATTAATTATACCATTATTTGTGTCCTCAATTTTTTTAATTTGATCCTTATTATTCTTATTTAATTCTTTTGCGGTTGCAACAGGTAATCCAAATTCTCCTGCGGAGTTAAAGGCATTATCAAAGGTTTTTTGTAAGTCTTTATATTGACTCAAATTTTTATTAAAATATTCTTGTGATATTCCAGAAGGGACCGGCCATTCGCAAACATAATAATTGGTAATACCATAATCTAAAGATTGGTTAGTAAATCTACTGATATTAGACCTTAATCTTGAAATCATAAACTGAATGAAGGACTTTATATTGGCAAAATGAGCAATTGGTTCTGATGTCTCATCAGGTGTTAAATTAGGGATATTAACACAAGAATATTTGTTTTTAAGGAAAAACGAAACACTTTCACCATAACTATCACTCGTCAACGGAACATTTGCGTAATTATAATTATAACCATGAAACCTATTGGATTGGAATGTCTTAACATAACATATTAGATAAATTAAAACTTGCATATAAGGATCGTTTGTTTCTTCTTTAATCTTAGTTACAAAATCTTGAGGTGAAATAAATGTTGGAGTTGGTGTTTGAGCGTCTCCAAAATATATAAATTCGCTAGATAATTTAGTTGAACACGAGTTAATTGCCGCAGCACTATTATCAGCATATTGACTAACATATTTTGATTTATCAATATTTGTAATTCCAACTTCAGTAATATTATCTTTGGCGTTTAATACAATACTTTCAACTTTAGTTAATAGATTTTGATTTATACTTTGTAAGTATGAATCAATATGAGGTAAATCATAAATACTTTGTCTTGTTCCTGTAAATGTTGTTTCAAAAGAACCAGGAGTAATCACATGATTAACTTCAGTAATAAAATACGCACCATTAAATAATGGGATGTGTTGTAAATTAAAATACATTGTAGGTTGTAATAACGCGTTACCGAGACATTGAACCGTACATTGATAACTTCTAGATTTATAATAATTATATAATCCGTTATTTTGAGTTGTAACATTTCTTCCGGAATATTGGTCATTCATATTTATTAGTGCTTGAATAGCCTCGGCGGTTGCCTTTCCAGTGTCCATTGAAACATTAATACCGTAAAAAACACTTTGATTTCTGGTTCCAACATCAACATTAAACCCTACACACCTATTAGATAACGCATAATCTTTTTTATTTGTACTATCTTCAATATTGGGATTGTCTCTAGTTGTCATTAAATCAAAAGAATCACTATTAAATCTAGGATTATTTTTATACGATTCAACATGTTCTGATGGTTTACCAACAAAAAAACAAACCATTTTTGGGCTTGAGTCTCTGTAATCAACATCAAGGTATGTTCCCCACATTTTGTCACCAAAATCTAAACTTCCTTCAATTCTCGGTGTGTTTATTCCTGACACATCTTGAATATTATAGAAATTAACATATGATGGTAATGGCATTACATTAAATTTATTTTTAATTAAAATACCGCTTAAAAATACGAAAACACTCATTGTCATATTTAAAGATTCCTTATTAAGAGTATCTCTTAAATCAAAAATATCCAAAATTATTGTATCTCCAATGTTTCTAGATGCTCTATCTAAAAATAAAAAATCTTCAAATAATGTTTTACTTGTATAATCTGAACCAGCAATCCATTTATCATTTAACGCTTTAAACACTTCCCAAATTTCAACTTTACTTTGTTCTCCATCAACAGCACTCTTAATTACTCTTTCAGGTAATTCTTGTTGATTGGGGAGTTCTTTTCTTATTCGACTTAAAATTAAATTCAAAATATTGTCTTGAAAGTTAGAATTTTTTGTCAAATAATCATTAAGACCTATTTTAAATTGAGCACTATTAATTGTTGGTTGTAACAATTTTTGAGTTGCATACATTTTAATTATCGGCGCTAATAATCTTGTATTATTTGGGGTAAATTCAATGTTATTGTCAATGAAAAAATCTGTTATATATGAACCACTATCTGAATATTTTAAATTATTAATTGTTGAAAACCCTACTTCGGTTTCTAATGTCAACCAAGCATCGGGATAAGCTAATTTTGAATTTTGTAGTGTAATTGTATTTGATTTTGATGGTAAACTATTTCTAACATAAGGACCAAATATAATTGGACTTACAATTGAATTCACACCACCTCCTTGTGCCAAATAAGAGTCCATAACTCTCCTATTATATTGGGAAGGGTTACCATATCTTAATATAACATCATATTCCAAAAATGCCTTAATTGTACTAGAAAATGACCCCAGTTGTGTCCCTTCAATTGTGTTAAAATATTGTTCAGTAGTTAATGAAGTTGGTTTTGATTCGATTTCCATTAAATTTCTAAATAAGTATTGGAAATTTTTAAACAATCCATTTGGATCTGTAGGTGATTGCCCAATAGGAATACTCACATCTGGCCCAAAATCAATATTTGCAATTGGTTTTGACCAATTCAAAAATTCTAATTCAAATTTATCTAAAATATCTTTATCAAATACTGAAAAAATTTCTTCAATTTTAGAATATTCATCGGTAATTAATAATTTAAATGGAGATTGTTTTGTGGTCCCAGTTTCAATCTTGTTTAAATATGAATCAGGTTGAGGTTTTATTATTTGGTCGTTGTTAAAATATCCATAATTTGGTGAAGACCATAGTAACCTAACAGATCCATTATAGATAGAATCATTATCAATAAATTGACATGTCGCCAAATTATTATTTATACATTCAATATTAAGTTGGTTAAATTGAGTTCCAAATGAAGGTATTACATAATATTTTAATGAATTTGTATTATTACTTGGGTTACATTTTGCACCTAAACCTACATTATTTCCCAACGCATCCGGAACAATTACAGACCAAGTTTGAATGGTTTGATATGGGAAAGTATTACCACTTGAAATTTGGATATTTGAGTTTGTGAAATTAAAAACTTGGAGGCCGTAATTAACACTTTCTTGAATCTCATTATCATCATATAACTGATATAAGTCAAAACCATTATAAAACACATTAAAATCATTTATAACCTTAGGATAAAATCCAGTTTGTATTTGAACACTATTGTTATCGGTATTTTGTAATTTAATTTGTTTAACACCATCATAATTAAAGGTATATGTTTTAGTGTCTGAACTTAAAATAGGGTCAAAATTTAACCTATAATCAAAGTCTTTCCACGCCGAATCTAAAATATCAACATTAGTTGTTTTATATGTTTTATATCTATACCATATGGAACCTATCTTCAATACCCACGCAAATGGTACCTTATGTATTGCACCAAATTTTTTGAAACAAGAAGCAATGTAATCCAAATCAGTTGAAGCATCTAATGTTTTATATTTCTCTTTTAGAGATGCTAACGGTAATGAATTAATAAATAAATACGCAGCCTGAACATATGGATAACGATCATTTCTTCTCCAATTATTTACACCATTTTGTATTGCGTTAATAAAATAAGGTGTGTTTAACATTGATGTTGTAGTTTCAACGGAAAGATTATTATTTGGTGAAAAATAATTTACATACCCCTCAGTTGGTACAAAGAATATTGGGTCTTTTCTTAAATTATAAAATGCGGATAAACCAATTGTAGACACCTGATTTGTTGGATTTGAAACTCTAATGTAAGAGAAATTAGTGACTGGTCTATTTGTTGAATAATCATAGATACTATTAAAGTTTGAAATAACATCTCTATCTTCAAACACCGTTAAAACTCTATTTGTACTATACACCGCAGTTTTATTAGTATCTAAACTATTTGCCATATTTTTAGATACCCATTCCGAATCAGTAAAAGGATAAGTGTCAATTATAATCGGATCATTAGTCACCAATTTAGTTAATTGTAATAAACCATCTGAAATTGCTTGTGTTTGGGGTTCTTTCCCTAAATCATTTAAACTTAAAATACTAAATGAATTCTCAGTTAAACTTTTTATATAAGGTGTTACATAAAAATCCCGAATAAAATCTTGGTATGCACGTCCAGTTCCTTGGTTTGAAATATTTTCTAAAAAAGTAGGATAATTTTCGGATGTGATATTGTAGTTCTTAAGTTTTAAAGTTAAGAATGGTGAACTAATCCCTAAACTTGTTGTAATATTATTGGACTCGGACTCTACAATTAAGTTAGATAATTGGTCAATTTGTTTATCATTTCCTCTAATAAAATTAGAATAATATGAAGTTAAAAATTGTCTTTCCCATATCTCATAAAAAAACTTAATTTCTTCTTTATTTACATATGCAATACCATTAGATGGGTATTCAATCGCATTGAAATTAATTATATTTGTTGTGTTTTGACTATCAGTTGGTGGTTGGCTAACCGGTTGCAAAAATTTCTGACTAAGACCTTTCATATATTCCTCAACAAATTCAACTTCAGGCCACACATCAAACAACCAACCTTTAGTTAAATCAACATATTTAGGATCTCCAGGATATTTTAATTGAAATCTACCCTTTTTATCATCAGGTGTTTCAACAAAAAATTGAGGCCATGGGTATATCGGTTGTTGCCCATTAACCAACCCTTGATTTTGATTTTTAGAATCTTGGGATATATTAAAATTTTTAACATTATCCACACCAAGAGCAGAAGATGGGTTATTTATAATAACATCTTTTCTCGTAGGATTGTACTTAACCTCCCAAGCCTTTGAATGAACTTCATCTAATAATCTTATAAACGCCTCCGCCGATGCCATAATAACTGCAGAAATGTTTCTTACCGTAGGTTTAAATCCTATACCTGTTGATGAAGATTCAATTTTTTTCGCCAAATCTTCAGTTATTTTAGTTTCAAATTCTAACAATTTTTTATTAGCTTCAGCTTCCATTTTGGACAATAGTTTCTGAAATGTGGTAAAAGTGAAAACAGGTGGATTTAATATATTAGTATTGTTAGTTTCAACTCTAGTATCAGTACTATTCCTTTCTAAAACAAATCCGATTTGTTCCTTTATTAAATTTTTAATTGTCTCCTCATTTTCTTTAGTTGGTAATAAAACACCTGTTTGTGAGATTATTGATTTAGTTAAATCAACATCACTTATTGAAATTTGTTTTAAAAACGCATCATATGTTATACTGTTTTTAATAGGAGTCTTACTACCTTTACCTAAAGTCGGATTAGATTCTAATATTTTATTAAAATCTTTAACATACCCTTCAAGAAATGTTTTAGCTTCTTCTTTAACAGTTGGATTTTGAATAAATTCTTTTTTAAAAATATAAACCTCTTCACCCGTTACGTTCAAAATTATTGGTTTAGGGTTTAAATAAGTTTTAAACCAAGATTTATCTCCTGAATAAATTTGATTAAAATAATTAATCAAACCTTCTTTGTAATTCCTGATGTTAGTCAAAGGTTCAATTAATACCGGTGGATACGATTCTTGAATTGTTGGTTCAAAATTTTGTAACTTATTCATTAATTGGTTAACAGTCATTTCAGGAAAGTCGGGACTAATTAAACCTTTAGCTTTATATTCACTATAAACTTCAATTATTTTCTGATATCCTTTTTCACTAAAAAGTTCTGTAACAACATTATCTTTTGAATTTGTTGATTCTCTAGAGATTCCACTACTTTTAGATTGTGACTCAATATTTCCGTTTGAACTACCTTCTGGTGATGTTATTGATTTTGAAATATCAAAAGTTTTACCGTACATATGAGGAGTGGCAAACAAACTACCCATTGAAATTTCATTTAAAATATTAAATTTATATCCGATAAATTCTAATTCTATAGTGTAATTACCACTAAATGTATTAAATCTCGCATTAAATGTTTTAAGATTTAATTGGTATCTAACTGCTTGCCCATAATAACCTTTAAGTGTTAAATAAAATGGGCAATATGGTAAATTAAAAAATGCAGAATATGGTGAATTATCCCCAAGCTGAAACAACGCTCTCCCTTGTATGTCTTCTAAAACCATACTTACAGTAGGCACAAATGAACTATTAGTTTTGATATTAATACTTGTAATCCCTAATAAACCATTGTCGATAGGAGAGTTATTCGGGTCAGTAAAAGACAATTTAGAATATGGTTGTTGACCATTTGGTGGGTTTATTAGTTCTTCTTTTAATTGATTATCACCCAATCCATTTCTAGTATTTTTACCCGTTAATTCATCATAATAACCTGTAGTTAAATATGTATTTTCAGTTGGTCTTAAAAAATTCATTTTACTAACAGATATAGTTCTATTTCTGTCATTTGGAGCACCTCCAATAGATAGTTTTGTTCTTTCCACAATTTCAGCTTCAAGATTAACAAACATTACCAAATTTTCATGGTCAACTAATCTCTCTCTAATATTACCAAAAGTATCTATGGTCTTGTTTGGATCAACAACAACAATATTTTGATAAGATTCAACATAAATATTTCCACTTTTATCCCCTTGTAATCTACCTGCCATAATAATAAAAATATTCGCCAATTGCCGATTTATAATCTTGTAGTGAAGGTAATAACGGAAAAGGAACGATTAACACCGCACCGTCATATATGTTATTTTCTAATCCGCCGAATTGGGGGTTTGCTTGTAAAATTAACCAACCAAAAAAAGGTGAATTATAAAATTCTTGTGAAACAACATCCAATCTACTTCTACCTACTTTGTAAATGTATGTTTTGTCCGTTGTTTTTTGAGCAATATTAACAAAAGGAACTATGGTTTGTTCCCCATTAATATTAAAATCACTATATCTATTATAATATTGATATGACATTAGCTAAGTTTTGCTTTTGATATAAATACCCCAATAGGGTTTTGGTCATTCCAAGTTTTATTATTTGTGTTTTGATTTTCAATCCAACCTAAACCTTGTATTAATTTTTGTTGAGCTGGTGTATTAGCGTCCTCTGTATCGTAAGTAAATGTTCTTTTCTTTTTTAAATTAAATGGAGTATATTTCAAAAAGTCTTTTAATTTTTCTTTTTCCATATATGAAATAAATTCTTTAGTTATATTATTTTCTTCTTCAAACGCCGGTTTTGCAATCGTTAACCAATATTTATCAAACTCCGTACTTATTTTATCATTTTCACCCTTAGTAATCAACGCGGTATTAGTTATAATATTACCAATTAACGCATTTTTAAATGACTCATACTTCTTAGAATCTAATACATCATCAGATACTATCATATAAACTCTTCTAAAAACATAACCACTATTACTATCAAATAGTGAGTCTTTACTAAATGGATTGAATACTTTCTCAGTTTCAAGTTTATATTCTGGTTCAAAAACCAAAACACCTTCATATTTTTCCTTATTTACAGAATATGTAAATCCGGTTGGTTGCCATATTATATCATTAAAATCTTTAATACCACTTTTAATCTTTAAAACATCGTTTTCAAATTCAATTAAAGTATTTGATGCTCCATTAGAGCTTGGATCAACTTCAGTTGTCCCTGATATTAAATATGAAGTTACTTTTCCATCCGCAGTTTGATACCCGTCAGTACCTGTATTTGTTACCGCACTATAACTAATGGTATTTAATCTTCCAATATAACCAATATAGTTTTGTTGAACTCCCACCATGCCATTTATTATACCTGTAATCGCATTTTGGAACGAACCTTTTTTATTATTAATATAATTTGAATAATTTTCCTCGACTTGATTCACAAGTCTATTTGTAAAATTTTGTTTCGAGATGAAATCAATAAACCCTTCATTTTCATTTTTAATATCTTTTACCAGTTGTTTAAATATTTGATCAATTCTTTTTTCCAAATTATTTGTTTTACCAAATAAATAAACATCAGATGATTCGTCAAGATAAAATTTACCTTTTTGATACATTCTTTCCAACATCCATTGTTGACGAACGGCATTATTATATTGATTAACAATTTCCTTATTTTTGTTAACAACATTGGTAAAATAATTTTGAGTTTCTTCAACAACTTTATCCATAAATGAACTATAATTAATTATTCCTGTTTGTCCACTATTAGTAACAATATTAGTTACAACAGCTCCAATAGGTTTATCGTTAGTTTGACCATTATTTGGAGCGGCTTGGTTAATTGTTGGAGGAGCAACATTACTTGCCGCCAGTTTTAAAAATTCAGCATCAATAACTTTGTAACTTAAATCAGTCGAATCCGCTCTATCATCATAAATTTCAGTATTTGCATAATAATTAAATGTTAACGCATTTTGTAATTTATCAACAGACTCTTTTAATCCACTACCTCCGACAAAATTAAAACTTAATGTTACATCCGCAATCATAGGTTGAACACCAATACCTTCCGGATTTATATCCAAATTTTCATATTTAATACTTAATCCTGTTGGAATAATTTTCGTGTTGTAAAAATCTCCAACCCTTAATATCAATACCGGAGGAGCTCCAAATGATGTATTAGTTGCATTATTATAATCAAGTGTTTCTCTACCATTATCTACTTTAACTGTTGGTATTGTATCACCAGGTCTCATACATTGTTGTAAAAATGTTAGCCTTGAATTAAGCCCTTCTGGCGTCATTGAATGGAAACCGGGTTGAAAAAACTTTAATTTATCTCTTAAATTATCAAACACCATTGGAGTCTCTTGTTTTATCACCTCAAAATAATCACACTCGGAAAGTAAAGATCTTAACACTCTTTTACTTATATTATCTCTTTGAGTTACTCTTGTTTCAAGTGTTGGTACCGTCTCGCTTTTAGTAACAACATTTCCAACAATTACGGTTCTTTCTTTTATCGGTAAAACAGGCGGTGGAGATTTTAAAGTTGAAGTTATTTTTGATATATATGCTCTTCTACAAGCCATCGCACTTGTGGTAAAAACTTCTTCATTCACTTTATTACCATCTCTTCCATCTTTATCGGTACAATTAATCACCCCTTTATCGAAGAATTTTTTGGTATTTTCATCATAAGATTGAGGTTGAGCTCTTTCACCTAAAGCGGTTCCTGGAACAACATTTAGTCTTTTAGGTGTACCATTAACATATTTCTCCATTCTAGGATTACCTGTTATATAACCGATAGCACTATTAATTCTCCTTTGTGCAAGAGAATCGTTATAAATTAAATCAGCTTTCGCCGAAGTTGTTGCATCAACTACGATAGTAACAGTACCTTCACTATTACCTATAAATTGCCTTTCTAATTCATTAATTAAATCATCAATACCCTCTTTATTTTTAGTTATTACCGTATTAAAAAATAATGTTGTATTACCCCCACCTTTATTAATAGATTGTTCTTGATATAAATTTATCGTTGGTCCTGAAACATATGACGTATATAAATTATTAAAATTTTGATTATTTGGTTCATTTGGTTTAGGAGTATCATTTTCAAAATAAAAGGCCCTATTAGTAAATTGTTTAAAATTATTTTCAGGTGAACTTCCAGTACCTCCATCACCCCCACTGGCACCACCACTATTATCACTTGACACTTGAGGTATATCACTAATTGTTTTAACTGCATATTCAATTTGTTCTTTTGTTAACTCTTTAGAACTAAGAGCTGTTTGAAGCTGAAACAAATCGTTTGGAGATATTGTATAATATTTTTTCGCCAATTCATATAAATCATATTTTCTACATCCAGCAAAAAATGATTCCAAGATACTATCAATTCTTGTTTTATTTGTTTCATCACCAAGAACTTTATTGACGATAACATTTAATACCGATGGATGGTCAACAACAATTTTCCAACTTATTGACCCCGTTCTATTGGTGTTTTGATATGTATATATTGGTTCCGGTCTCCCAATAAAGACATTATCTTTCCACGCAGGTCTTGTATCTTCACTAAATGTTAAACCATATGGTGGGAACCACATAACTCTACCTCCATTTGGCCCTCTTTCACAAACCGGTAAATCTGAAACCGTAAATCCAGGACTGTTTGATGTTGCCCAAGCTAAGTTTTCAATTGAGAACATATACTTTTTTGCCTTAGCATTATCAAACGACCCAATTATATTTGTTGAATCTTGTCCACCCTCTTGTTTGTTTGGAACTATGTTTAAATTATATGTTTTATCTAAAACTGAATATGAAAATCTTCTTCCTTCAGTAACAATTCCATCTGTTTTTTGTAAATCATTATATTGTAGATATGGGATATCTTTAGCAAAAACTCTACAATATTCGGTTCCAACTTCTTGACCTATTGACCCAACATATGTTAACACTCTAGAACCTTTGGTTAGTTCTTTGTAACCATCATTAAAAACTTTAGAAACTTGATCAATAGCATTACCAACATGTTGTAATCTTTTACCTCCTTGTGGTTGACTATTAATTATTCTTTGGGTTTCATCAAGTATTGAACCTTCTTTAAAAACTCTCTCGGTGGATTCTGTTGAGTTATATGATGATGGTTTAAAATCATCGTCTTGATTAGTAACAACCCCTCCTACACCAACTTTTTTACCCGCATTTCCTTTATATTTAGGTGAAACCCAAGTAAAACCACCTTCAATTCCACCACCATTACTATATGTTGGCCCGTTTGCTCCCAACCTAATCTCTTTACTAGGTCCTTCATATAATTGAGCAAGTTCTTGAGGTCCGTAAACAGGTGATTGTTGTTCATTACCAAAAGAATCTACCGGTAATTCTCTACTTGGTGAGAATACTCTTGATGGATCAGATGTTGTTGACCCAACATAAAAATTAGCATTATTTGTTTGGGTTCCAACAATTGCGCCGCCCAATCTATCTAATAATGTTCTATCGTAGTTTGGTTTATACTTATTAAAATTAATATTTTTCCATAAGATAGACTTTTGTCCTCCTCCGGTATTATTATAAAAAATTTGAGATCCTGTCTTTCCCGCACCTAATAAGTTACTAACAAAATTACCCACAGCCGCGATTGGGTTGGCAAGTAATGATTGGGCGATAGTACTAGGTCTTGGAGGATTAATATTTGGGTCGAAATAGGAACCGGGTATTAACGAAAAAGGAAGTTCACTTCCCGCCAATCTAAGTGAAAAGTCTGCTGCAGCAACTATAGGGTTAGACGGGACGGTAATTTGATAATTGGGTTCAATTAATGGAACTCTACCCGTCAAAATATTAACAACATTCGTACTACTATTAATATTTAAAAAATTAGCCCTTCCAATAGTCTCTCTAATAATTGCTCTACCAATTCTTTCTTGGAATTCTCTCCTAAGCGTTCGAGCACCTAGTCGGGCAATAAATGAGTCTTCACTCAAACGACCATTACTACCCTGTGGGTTTGATGACAATAATATCGATAATGGTGAATAAGATGACGAATTAAAAGTTGTTGGGTATGGCTGATTGTTATATAAATTTGGAATTCCTCCGGTAAGTCCATTATTTATTGAATCCGGAGACACAATCGCATCTCCAGCGTCTAATAGTTGAAGACTGTTACTACCATAAGCATTTAATGGTTGCCATGGTGGTGCAATACCCGGAAAACCAATCTTCGCAGCTATTTGAGCATCTTCTAAAAGTTTTGCGTCTTGTTGTCCAGGACCATATTCCCCTTTATTAGGAGCAATAGTATTAACCGGTAAATCGGGTAATTGTTCGTACCCTCCATCATTACCCCATTTATTAAGTGGGTATAATTTATCAGCAAAAAATGGTGTATCTATAAAAGAGTCCGGACTATCAACAGGAACTAAATCAGATTGAACAATCTCATATGTTGTTGGTGGCACCACTTTAGTTGGAGATTTGGAATATGGCGCCAAATTTCTCGTAATAAGTTTTTTTCTAAACCCTTCGGTACTAATATAATCTAATGGACTACCCATCTATTTTCTATTTATTTATAAATAGGTTAATATCATTTTTTTAATAAAAGATTATTTTGTTTTTTCAAGTTCTTTACTTTTTGATGACCAGTATTCATAAATCATTCTTTTAAAACTTGGAGATTCAAAATAAGTTGTTAATTGTTGTTGACTAACTCCTGGAGGAGCATCAACTTTAATTGTTATAACTCCACCTAAATCAACTTTTGAATTAACAGTCTGAACACCACTAGTTTTTTCCGAAGGACTATTAAAACTTCTAGTCCCAAAAATACTTGTTTTACTTATTGATTCTTGTCCAACAACTTTAGGTAAATTTGCAGTCTTTTTATATAATTCCTCTCCGGTAATTTCTTTTCTAAAAAATTTTTCAACATCACTAGATCCCTTAATTGATTTTGCCGTTTCATCTAAAATTTCTTTTATTATTTTTTTACTTTCTTCAGCAAGATTGCTAGCTCCTCCAACAAATTTTTCTTTAATTTTATCAAAATTACTTCCAAAATCTTTTATATCAATTTTATTTGAATTAATATCTTGAAATAAATTTTTCATTTTATCTATTGCTCCCGTGACATCTTTTCTAATTTCACCCGTTTTAGGCATCTTTTTCTGTCCAATATCAGAAAAAGTTTTAACAATATTTGTAACTCCTTCAAGATTTGAAATTAAAGGTTGGGAGGATACTGCTCCGAACTTACCAGCATTTAAAATTGCGTTCATATCTGATGCAATTGATTTTAAAAACCCTAATTGACTTCTTTGAATATCTTCAACGGTTTTTGGTGCGTCTTTTTGTTGTTTAATTAATTCATCAAATTCGTCTTGATTTAAATTTTGTAGGTCTTTTTTAGTTCCATCGTTTAATTCAACCTCATATTTACCACCTTCACCCATCTTGGCAATATTAGCCAAATATTGTTTATCTTCTTCATTTTTAAACTTTAATCCAGCAAAACTTACTTGAGACAATCTTTTGTCTAAGTCTGCTGCGGCTAAAGCTGATTTTGATAATGAACCTGATGTCAATCCTGCGGCTTCTTCCATTTCTCTCAAAATTAAAACCCCTTGAGTATTTATTTTAAATGAATTAGTTTCTTTACTAAAACTTACAAATTTTTGCCCTACTCTAGCCAAACTATTTTGTAATCCGGTTGGGTCGGTTAACGATTTGTTAAATAACGCAAATGGATCAACTAAATCACCAGCGACAACCCCTAATCTTTGAAATGCCGCGGCAACATTAATTGCCTTTTCAGGGTTTAACATGTCATCTGTAAACCGAAAAGTTTCACTCATATCAATCCTTAACATTGACGCTTGTGCTGCCATTTTTGCAAGTCCTTGAACCCCACCGACAAACTGATAACGATTCATTTTATCCATATTGTCGGAAACGTTTTTCATAACCGTAACAGCATTTACCCCGACACTTTGAATATATTGTATTGAGTTTTCTAAATTAACACCAATTTGTGATGTTTCATACCCAGCATTTTTAAAATTTTCGGTTAAATCCTGAGCACTAATACCTAAAACTTGACTTGCGGCAAATAGTTTACTAACAACATCTTCATTTTCAATAACATTTCGGTTAGAAGCTTTGGCTATTTGACTAATTGTTGTGTTAACATCATCAAATGAACCCCCTAATTTAGCAATTCCAACAGATGAATCGGCAAATGCTCTCTGCATTTCCAAAATTCTACTCCTACCTAAACCAAAATTTTTATTTAATAAATTTGCAGAACCGACCATCTTGTCCAATGAAATTGCAAGACTCTCTACTGGTGATAATATCTCATTAACTATATTTTTAAACTCCTTAAGATCGTTTAATCCGTTACCAAGGTCTGGGGTCTTTTCCTCTTGCATATAATTTAACTTTATATATAAATAGAAGAAGGACTAAAATTTTTAGTCCTTCTTGTTATCTTCAAGCCATTTATCTAATAAATACTTTCTTACAAATAATGGTATTTTTTCAAAATCACCATAACTAATATTCATTAATTTGTTTAAATAATAAAATTCATCTATTTGGTTTTTCCTATAATCAGAAGAAAGGACGAAAAAACTCGACCCCAAACCCAACATTCACTATTAGGGTTTCTCCGGACGGGGCCATTATTGATTTATTCATATCTAATCTAGGTTCATTTTCATTCATAAATTTTCTAATAAATTTAGAATCTGAAATAGGCATTGTTTCTATAAATTTAGAAATAACAGATTTATCTGTAGATCCATCAATTTCAACAATTTCTTTTTGTAATCTCCAAGTTATTTTTGGAACAACTCTACCTTGAGGGTATGTATCCGAAAGTCTATTAATTTCCATTATCTCACCATAATTAAGAGGTTTTATTTTAATTGTTACTTGAGATTTTGGTAATTGGAACATAAATGTTCCATCTTCATTTGGATTTTGACCTTTTATAACATTTAGTTCATCTATTAAAACTGAAGTTTTAAATGGTTTTTTCGTGACAGGGTCGGTAAGATTTAATGTTATTTCGGGACCAAATCCGGTATTTCTTAAAAAAATTAATATTGCTTCAATATCTCCTTCAAGTAAATCCTCAACCTTAACATCAGGTTCATATATTTTGGATCTTAGTAAATTAGTTGTGAAATCAACCCCTCCACCCATTATAATATTTTCGTCTGATGCGGTAAGATAACCGACTTTTAAAGATTTCTTTTTATTTTTATAAAAAAGTCCTTGTGATGGTAATTGAACCACATCATGTGGTAGTGTAAAATTTTCTTGACCGTAGTCTCTTGATTGTGTTTCCATATATAAAAAAATTAACCGTAAAGTTTATTGCTTTACGGTTAAATATAAGTTAAATAAAAATAATTGTAAATGTTAAATGTAAATCAATAAACCAATACACATCTATCCATCCTTAATGTTGCCGTAATATCTGCCAAAGCGTCTTGACTATAACTTAAAGCACCAAAATCAACGTCAGTTAAAAATGTTCCATAGAGAATCCATTTTTCAACCACAACTCCTGTTGGGTCTAACATTTCAAGGTCTATGTCTTTCTTATAACCCGCAGCATAACCCATACGACCGGTAACAGATTCGGCATGTAGACGAACCCACTCCATAAGTGCTTGAGCAGCTGAAGGACCAATCGGGTCACGGAATTTAACCTGAATTGTGTCCCAATTAAATCTACCTGCAACGAATGTTGAGGTATTTAAAAACTGAATTTCAGTTGGTGCAATTTTAATACTTGGTCTTTTAGCGGTTTCAACAAACCATTCATTTATCCCTAAGCTGGATGGAAACCTTAAAATGAACCGATTCTGTCTTTTTGGTTCATAAGGTATGGGCATTTTCATTAATAAATCAGCCATGTTATTTCAATTTTGTTTTTTTTTGTGTTTATATTTTATAAATATACTCTTGATTAAAAATTTTTATATTTACTTTTTTTTTTAAGAAATTATTCTCTATTTATATAACTTTTTAATGCCTCCAGCCGTAGAATAAGTCTTAACTATATTATCTGGTTTATCTTTAAAATGTTTACTCATAGCTTCTACGTTTTTTATATCATCATCTGAAAATCCTATAACCGGTTCTTTTGGTATAAAATTATTTGAAATATCATTTTTAATAAATGCCCTTTTATTTATAATTCCAGACATTCCTTTTATATATGATACAAAATCTTCCATAGCTTTAACTTTTAATTCTTCAGGATTTGATACTCCTTCTTCATTACCAAAACTAACAGGGTGATACTTATTTAACTCTAAATACGATTTAATTAATTCGTCGTCACTCATTTCATCTTCATTAACAAACGACCTATATTTTTTTAAATTTTTAATTAATGTGTCTTTATCTATACCATTAAAACCACTTATAATGTAATTATATATCGATTGTTTTAATGTTTCAGGATTATGACCTCTAGCCGTTATAATTGCAAAAATTGACCCATTATTTATCGCTTCTCTGAAGTCGTTAAACGCTGGACCTTCTTTAGCCCTCATAGAGTCAATCAAAAAATCTTTATCACCTTCCGTCCTAAAATTCCTAAATGGTTCATCAGCATACCCAACAACCACTTTTCCTTTGTATTGTATGGGAGTTTTACCTAAATCATGTCTATACTCTGCAAAATCATCAGTACTCATACCAATTTCTTCACCATCTTCAGTTTTTAACATAATTTTAGTTGGCATATGAACAATATTATCATCCCAATCAAAGGCATAATATTTCATATCTGGTGTTCCCTCGGGATTAAATCCTTCTTTAATCTGTTTTTTCATATTTGGCAATTAAAGGGGATACTTTTGTACCCCCATTAAATTTATTATTTTTAGATATTTTCAAACGAAGCACCTGTTGGTGTGATGAAAAACTCAATATCGATGAACTCAAGAGATTTTGTAGGTTTTAAGTAAATTTTACCAACTAATCTGTTAGAGTCTAAATCTTCAGGTGTTGAAGATACTGTTACACGAAAATCATAAAGACCTCTATCTCTTCTGATTGAGTCTAAAATAGGATTAACACTATCTAGAAATTGTTGTCTCACTATTTGATCATTTTGTTCAAATAACAATCTTACAGCTACCGCTGAAATCAACTTACGAGCTTGAAGTAATAATCTTCTAACATTCAATCTATTAAGTGCTGTGTCCGCAACTTGTAAAGTTTTATTACCCCAAATTACAGTTCCAACATCAGAGAAAGTTGCGATAGGGTTGATTCTACCTTGATACAACGTATCTCTATCAGTTTGTGTAAGTTTTTGTCTAGCTTTGATTGAGTTTACAAGACCTCTTGTGTAACCCGCTGATGCGAACCAAGGGAATGAAATGTTGTCAGTCAATGCTAAGTTTCTACAAACCTCACCTGTTGGTGGTAAGTAAATTTGTGTATTGTTAACGGTATCACGAACTAATATCCAAGGATAATAAGTTGAGGTATAGTTAGAGTCAATTCCTGTGTTGTCTAGATTATCAACCGCTTCTTGAGAATAAATAATGTCTTGAGGGTTAGTTGCATCAGGTGTAAACATTTTATAGTCAGGTGTTGTTGCAATATAAACTGAGTCAGCTCTTGAAAATTGAATCATATCAATTGATTCCTCAACAAGATTTGAATTATTTACATAGTCAATACTTGATGTTGCAAACACATTAATGTTTGTAGATTCAGGATTTGAAAATGTTAGGATACCAAGTAAATAAGCATAATAATCAGTGTTTGCAAAATCTTGGGTATTATTTTGAACTGTAATTCTTTTAAATAACCCTTCACCTGTCGCATTTGGATATCTTGAAGATGGAGAAGATCCCGCCAAATAACCCTGAGAACCTAATTGGAATCTGTCTTCATTTGTTCTCCATTCTCTGTATATATCCCATCCGTCAAAACCTCCTGCAAAACATAAAGTAAATTTTCTTGAGAAAATGAAGTAATAAGGATTTTCTTGTGTTTCAGGGTCTTCTCTAAATTCTGCAACACCACATTCAAACGCCGTTTGACCACTTGCTAATGAAGTAGTTGATATCGTAACTACAGTAGCTCCTGAATCCATATGGAATCCTTTACTTATAATATTCCAAGGTTGTCCTTCAACACTTGGATCACTAATCCAATTAGTTGGATTTTGTTTTCCCTTGTAAGTTAAAAAAGATTCATCAATACCAAATTGTGTTGAGAAACCTAAATAACTTCTTCTAACTATATCGCCAGCAGATTGTACTGGAGCACCACCGGTACTAGAACCGAAAGGTGGGTTTGCAATTACTTCACCAGGGAAATAATATTTTGTTTTAAATTTAGGATAAGGTGATGGATAAAGATCATAATCTTGATATTCTCTTTGTGTATAACCATAGAATCCACAAGGTAGAGCATCTATTGGTGCCTCATCAGACATTTCAACCATAACATATTTAGAAATTAATGCGAACTCCCCATTTGATGACCCAATTTTTTTACCGATAAAATTATTTGAGTCCGGATCCATATTACAATTTGTAAATTTCTCAATTACAACGGGATTTGCATCAGTATCAAAGAAATCTCTAACAAAAACATCAAAAGACATATTATTGAAGGATAAATTTGCAATTGACACTTTAACTTCAGTATTTGCAGAATCACCATCAGATATTGATATAAATTTGAATAATTTATAAACTTTATTACCTCTTAACTCTGAAACCAAATATGGTGTTTCAGGAGACTGATATCTTTCCAAATTATATGCGATAGATGATGTGTTTTGACTTCTCGCGTCAGGTAGTGCTATTAAATCACAATTCAATCCTCTAATATATCCTTGATTATATGCGTAATTTAGTGATCCTAAATATGATTCTTCAACATAAATTGGGACTTCAAATCTTGATTTTCCAAAATTATCAACACCTAATACTTTTGTAATATATTTTGAAGAAGATGATAATAGAGATGTTTCAAATGAGAAGACATCATTATCTTTAGTAACTCCCGATAATAAAAAAGTTGCAAAAGGTGATTTTGAAATTTCAGAATATTGTCCAGTACAAATTAATTGTAAATCATTTGGAACCCAAGCATTGTTATTATCGTAATCAATTCCCACTTGATAAATTGGTCCATGATTAATACTTGAGGAACTATTTGTAAATAAAGAGATTCCTCTCGAACGAATAGTTGCGACAACCATATTATTAAACTCACTATAAGCACTACCTGTAAATGTATAAGAATTACCTATAACCGTACCTGTAAATGTGTTAGACGAACCTGAAGTTAAACTTGATACAACATAATAAAATGAATATCCCGAATAATTATCTGTCAAAGAATTGTTATTTTCAAATTCAAAATTTGCATAATACCAAACATCATTACTATCTGCAGTTAAATCATTTCGAGTAAAATTGGGTTCACAACCATATTGACTTTCTATTACCGAGTATTGACTAGTAATATTAAAATATTCTGGTTCAGGGATTGACCCATAAATTACTGCAGTAGTTGCTGAAGTTGATGGTGAGTTCATCACCGCACCCAAATAAGAATTAAAATCATCTTGTAATGTCGATATTGAACCATCTTGTTGTCTGTATTGCGTGGTAAATGATGAAGTAACTTCAGTCGGTAACGAACCTGAAATAAATTCAACAACACCTAATAATGAATTACCTGTAAATGTTGCTGAAAATGATGTTCCTGAGGATGGATCTCCAATTGTTGTTGGATCAACATTTGAAGTAACATTAAGAGACCAAGAAGGTCCTGCGTCATACCCCGATAGACCAAGTATTCTTGTTACAAATAATTGATTTGATTGTTGTAGATATGATTTGGCGATATAAGCCGCCTCATACTTAGGTATTTGAGTATTGTAAAATTTAGTAGGTTGGGTTCCTCCAAAATAGGCTTGGAACTCATCATAATTAGTTATGAATACCGGTTCAAATGCCGGTCCTTTAATTGTTTCTCCAACAAGACCTAATGTAGTTACCCCTACACTTTGGGCTACGAAAGATAAGTCCGTTTCAGATG